GCGCGGATGCCAGGCAGCAGTGCCAGCATCTCGGAACCAGCCAGCAGCGAGATGGCAATGCCGGCGATCTGCTCAGGAGTGAAGGACATATGAGGTAGGAACGCAGACCCAGCTTAGCCTGCCGGGCTGCAAACGCCGAGGTGGTCAGGCGGACTCCAGCGCCGCGACCTTCGATTCCAGCGTCTCGATCTTGGCGATGGCTTCTTGGAGAGCGGCGGTGAGCAGAGGCACCAGCTTGGACTGGTCGATGCCTTGGTAGATCGGGGTGCCGTCATCGTGCTCCGCGTCTTTCTCTCCGGTAACGCACTCAGGGACAACAGCCTGTGCTTCGTGCGCGATGAAGCCGTCCACCGTAATGTCTGGATCGGCGATGAAGTTAAAGCGGCAGGGGTTGAGCTGCTTTAGGCGGGCTATGCCGTCTTGGACCGCGGAGACGTTTTCCTTTAGGCGGTAGTCGGAGCTGGTGTTGTACGCAACGCCTGTTGTGCCAGACTGAGTTATTGTACCTATAGATGCGCCGTTTCGCAGAAAATCGACAAATCCCCATCCATCGGCGCCGTTGCTGTTGCCTATTTTGAAAGTGCCAGTAGGGCCAATAGCGACACCGGGATAGGGGGCGCCTACTGTCGTCCCTACAAGCAGGCGGCCGGCGGAGTCAAACCGCGCAGCTTCCGTCATTGTCCCGCCTGTATTATTGACGGCAAATTGAAGGTATCCAGCGTAGTCGGCAGAGGTCGCGTTTTCTTTTCTGCCTGCAATTTGGCCAAACGCCGCTTGCAGTGGTGCAGAAGTTGCGGTGCCACCCAGACTAATAGCTCCGCCTGCGTCCGCAGCTAAAGCGGAAGTAGTCCAAACACGCAAAACGTTTTGGCCAGTGCCATTATCTACAGCTGGGTTTGTGCTAAATCGAACGTCAAGTATTGATCCTGGCCCTGTTGTCCCGATTCCCACGCGGCCGTTGGAGTCGATGCGCATCCGTTCAGCGCCGTTTACCGAAAATGTTTGCACGTAGGCGTCAATCGTGCCAACAAGGAACCATGCGGCGTTGGACGCATCCCGCTGTCGGATCGTTACTGGCGAGGTGGATGTATCGAACCAGATTTGGTGCGCGTATGTAGTGCTAGGTCCGCTGGCGCCGCTGTTGTTGCTAACGATCGCCTGCAGGGCGTTATTGACGTCGGCACGAAAAGCCGCACCTGACTGGTTAGCGATGCTGTAGTCGTGTTGGGCCATTAGAGGATCTCCTTGCCGTAGCCGGTTGCGGTGTAGTGGAACTGGCGGCTTACGGCAGTGCCGCCGCTGTTCCTGAATACTACTGCGAAGCCAGTGCGCGTCACGCTAGTGATGTCAGCGTAGTCGCCGGTGGCCATGTTGAGTGCCGTAATTCCAACTTGAGGCGCCGCGTAGAACGCACTAGCGAACGTTGCGGTGTACGTACCAGCGCCGCTAGTGAGCGGCCCGGCGGTTTGCTGAATCTGAGGCAGGAGGGCGGTGACACCCAGCTCCTCAACCAGGATGTTTTCGTTGCCCCCGCCCGAGCTGGCCACGATCTTGAACTGGAACGAGCGCCCGCGGACCAGGTTGGACTGGAACGGTATCCAGTTGCTGTAGGTAAGGGTGTCTTGGCTGTAGCGGAAGCGCAGCTCTGCATCAGGCAGGCCAGATACGTCGTCGATGACCGCTAAGGTGTCCACATCGGGAATGGTGTCCCACAGGTTGGCAGGATTGAATGCACGGGTTTGAAACCTTGCACGAAGGTTTATCTCGTACACGGCGCCAAGATCCATGGTGCTGCCGAACTCATACTCGCCAGATGCTGCTGAGCCGCCGTAACCGTCGATTGTAATTAAGCCGTCCCAGGCATCTGGCTCGGTGCCCATGTCATCAACAAGCAAGCCACCGGCGAGGATCAAGCCATCAAGGTCGGCATCGTAAAGCATATCCGTCAAATTACCTTGGAACGGAGGGCTGGTTAGATCCTCCGCAAAAGTCACGTCTGGATCGCCGATGGGGCTACTGGCGACGCGCAGCACGTACGTCGGCGCCGGTTGCAGCTGCGCCTCGGCTAACACGCTGCTGACGTTGGCGGACAGGTTGCCGGTGTCGTCCTCAGCGCGAAGCAGGTAGGTGCCGGCCATCAACGGCACTACCTTTCGTGTTTGGTTGCCGGTGACTGCGGGCACCGCGGTGGTGGCATCAGCCCAGATCGCACCGGCGGTGCGCGGAGTGTGGCGGATCAGGATCTTACCGCCCACACGTACATCGAGATCGGGATGTAGATCCCACGCCAGCTCCAGCTGCTGCGGATTGATTACGTTGCCGTAGGCGCCGGTTATATCCGCAGGCGGTGCGCTCTTGCCCTGTGCGGCGTAGGTGCGGGTAGCTGGAAACGTAGACAGCTTGCCGCCAGAGCTGATGCTGAACACTTGGATGGTGTAGGTAGTCTGAACAGCATCAAAGATTTCATAATCCAAGCGCTGGATTGTATCTTCCTTCCAGTTGCCGTCTGTTTCTTTCCATCGGACGCGAAACTCGTTGATGCCTGCGACGGGGTGCCAGCTCAGCAGCAGCTTGAATAGGGCGCGACCGCTATTTTCGTATAGCGCCTCCGTAATGTTGAGTGCTTCAGGTGGTGCGGGGATTTCGTTGAGGTTGGTGATGTCTCGCTCTTGCAGCTTCAGCCCGTCTTCTACGGCCGCGTACTTACTTGCGTTGTGGGATAGTGCGGAGATAGCGTACCGCGCTCCATCTTCTTCGGTGACGCCGAGTACGCGCCAGGTCGAGGTCTGTAGCGCTGTGGTTTGATGTATCCAGATGCTGTTGGCGTTCGGTGCGGTAGTGAACGCCGGACTCACGGATACGGCTTGGCCGACTCGTGTGGTGACATTCCTGCTTTGGACGGTGCCATCGGGAAGGATCACCGACAACGTGCCACCGGAGGCAGGGAGATCGGTAGCGTCGTCTACGGTGATGGTGGTAGTGGTTGCGGCGCTAATGCGGCCACCGCGACGGCTGCCGGCACGCACGGGATCGCTAATTTCGATGATTTGACCGGGCCGCACGAGTATGCCGGCGTCGATGCTGGTTGTGAAACTGACCACACTGGACTCGTACTGCTCGGCGTAGAGCAGCCATCTGCCGAGCCGATTTGCTTGGCCACGTGACGTACATGCAAACGCTGATATCTCGCGTGTAACGACGCCGTAAGTAGCGATGGCTTCTACATCTTCTACCGCTTCGTACTCAATCTCGCGGCTATTTAGGTTGAGGTAGCTAACTATCACTACCGTTGCGCGAGTTTTTAGGCTGCTGCCTTGGTAGCTGAATCCTTCTTCTGAGACATTTGCGTAGGTAAACAGGTAGGCGGAGTCCGCGGGTCGGTCCTGGCTGACGGTCAGTGCGCCGACGCTCCAGTACGGCATGGCACGGAACACCGAGCACATATCGTTGACCAGCTTATACGCCTCTTCTGCGGTCTGGATGTTGACGTTGCAGCTGAAGCGCGGCTCAGTCCCGCCGAAGCCGTCCGGCACTAAGGCGGATGCGTACTGACTGGCGGCATAGAACGCCCACTTGTCCAGCTGTGCAGCCTGGATGTGGTCGCCAAATCCATAGCGGGTTGATACGAGCAGATCCCAGAGGATCCATGCGGGGTCCTTACACCACTGAGCGGCGCCGAAGCTGCCGTTCCAGATGCCGGCGTAAATCAGCCTGCCGGTGGTAGCGTCAACGGTGGCGTTATTGGGAATCCGAACCTTGATGCCACGGATCAGGTAGGAACGGCGCGGTATGCTGCTGAACTGCTCGGCATCAACACGCATCGCCACGAGTGCGCTGTTGGGATAGCGCAGTTTGGCGTATGTAATCTCGGTGTAGCTTGACCAACTAAAGGCATCAGCCCGTCGAGCGGTGTTGCTGTCGGGCGAGACGCGAGTGACCTTGACGTTGAGTGGGAACGCTCCTGATAGATTAACAAGGTAGTCGCGTTGGAATTGATCGCCCGTGCGGCCGGAGATTGTGTCGTCGATTGCCAGGGCGTAGCCGCCGCCGTTGTACTGCACAGAAATCTGCAGACGAACGCTGGCGCCTGTCACGTCACCGTTGGTCTGCTGTTCCTGCAGCGCGGGCACGGTGACTGTTACCCGTACGGCATTGACGGTCGGGTCTGTGATGGTGCGAACGATGGGAACAGGGTTCTGCACCTGAACACCGACCGGCACCTCGTTTTCAACACCGGAACTGATCGGGATGTAGCTTTGATCCTGCGTGCCGTTGCGCGTATAGACCGTAACGTCTTGGAAATTGTATATGCCGTCCGCGCTCTGTAGTGGCGTGTTGTCGATGTAGATCGACTTAGCGCCGTCCTTCAATCCTTCGATTTCTCCTTCGCTAAGTAGATCAACGAGGTTGGCATACTGCTTGGAATTGAGCGTATCGTTAGCTTCTGTAGGCGTGTAGGTGGTTCCACCGCCGCCGCCTTTGCTATTGCTGCCACCAGCGCCGATGATTCGTGTCATACCTGCACCGTGTCAATGCTAGTGGAGATCACAACAGAGCCCGTGACGGTCTCGCCGTAAACGATGGGGACCGGAACGCCAGAGCGGCTGGTTTGTTGGATGCCGCTGAAGCTGTAGGACTTGCGAGGATCCTTGTCGGTATCCTTTTGGCTACCCGTGCCTACTGTTGGGACTGGAGTGAGTAGCTGTCCTACGCCTCCGATAACTAAGCTAGTGCCGACACCGACTATCAAATTGAAAGCAAACTTTCCCAGCCAAGGCTGCCCGATGATGAACGCGGCGGCGACCAGAACCACACCAGCGATGATCCGGCCCACCGTACCAGCGCCTGAAACGACTGGAATAATCTTGATGTCTTGCTGCCCAGCCGGATCGTGCAGCTCGTTCTCGGTCAGGTCGTAGCTGCCCACGCTCACCCGGTAATGCTGGTCCGCCATGTGCCGCTCCAGCTGCGGGAAGTTGGCCAGTAGGAAGCGCACGGCCTCGGCTGCGCTGGCGACATCAGCCTCAAGCGCACGCTTGCCGACGAATGTGGCCAGCCGGCCGTATATGCGAATCCTACGAAGCATGACGGAGCCTCCTTCCTGTGCATTTTAGAAGCCAGCCGCCGTAGATGTCTCGGCTGCTCAGGCGTCCGCGGATATGGTGTAGCAGCAGCTGCTCCCCGATGTAGACTCCGCAGTGGTTCAGCCCTGGCCCGCTGATGCTCATCAATAGAAAGTCACCGGGCTGAAGCTCCTCGTCGTCTCCCAGCTCGCGGAAGCCTGCCTCCTTCCAGCAGCGATCGAACATTGGGTCCGCCTCAAATTGCTCAGGCGTCAGCGGTCGCTCCCAGTCGCGCAGCCGGATTCCATGAGCGCCGTACCAGTCGCGAGCCAGGGTCCAGCAGTCGGCCAGTCCCCATACCCACTGCCGGCCGATCAGGGGCGCCTTGTATCCGTGTGGCCGCAGCTCGGCGCTCCAGGCCGCGGTCTTGGGGTTGACGATCCACCAAGGGAGACCGCTGCGCTCGATCGCCAGCAGGTCTGCCTGGCTCGGCTCTGGTGGTGTGGCCGGGTGGCTGTGAACGACCGCGAGGATCTCGCCGGCATCTTCCGCCGCGGCGTAGTCGAGCGGGTCGAGGATGAACTGGTCGGTGCCGGTGGAGAGGTTGCGGCAGGGCCAGTAGCGTTCGCGGCCTTTGACCACCACCAACAGGCCGCAGGCTTCGCGTGGATCCTCTGTCCTGGCGTGCTCCAGTGCTGCGTCGCGCCAGGTCATCCGAAGAATGCGCCGATACCCGGAAAACTTCCGAAGGGGAGTTCAGCGGTGTCACCGAAGCGCAGTCGGCAGCTGCTGAGGCGTTTGCCGCAAGAGTCTCCGCTGGCCACGATGTCGCTCGCAAACGGCACCGAAGTTTGCCACGCTAGTAGCGCTGCGTCGCGGGTGGCTAGCGCTGCGTCGTGAGTGCTGAGTGCTGAGTTATAGGCGGCAAGCGCGGCATTGTAGTTTGCCTGCGCAGTTGTTACGGCTGAGTTGTCAAAATCCCACCGCTGGATGTCGTAAATTGCTGTGATGTAGGCGGTGTTTAGGTTTTGCCTAAGTCCACCTCGGCGGTACACTGTACCGAGACTGACAATAGCGCCGCCCCAATACGCAAAGGTGCCGCTAGGTCTGACTTCGACTTTGTTGGAGGCGTCATAGCGCACTTCGGCTAGATACCAGTTGCCCTGTGCGGTGTTGAGCGCGTTCGTTGCGGTGTTCAGGGTGCTGCGTGTGCTAGCAAGCGGCCCAACAGTGGCTTGGTACGCGACCTCTGCGTTGCTGTATGCGATAGCCTCTGCTGATGTGGTTAGCGTCGGTAAGGCTTCGTCGCCGTTGTCAGCAATGGGCGGGCCAGTGTAACCGCACTCTGCGGAGCGGTACACCCACTGACAGACGTTGCTTATGCACTGCCGCTTAGGGGCTCGTACACCCGCGAGATCAAATGCGGCGGCCAGCTCAAACTCCACGACATCGCGGGTCTCTACGACCTTGCGGTCCACGTAGAAGATTTCGCGTGGGAACTCGGCGCTGGGGTCAGGTACGCCGTAGGGGCTGCGGGTCCAGGTGGAGCCGATGTATTGGTATTCGGTAGCGGATGGGTTTGCCTCTAGCTGAGCGCCCCAGATGTAGATGCCGGAGGTGCCGTCGCCTGTGAAGGTGAAGAAGTTGTTGTTACTTACGATGCGAATCCAGTTTGTGGGATTGCCGGTTGTGGTGGTGTAGGTGATGCCGATGCGCCACCAGCCGGCACCTGCGTAGACTGCGAATTGTGAGGTGGCGTCGCTGTTGACGAGCCATTCGCCCGTTTGCAGGTTGAAGATAGCGCCTGCGACGGCATCATCGGTGGCACGGATACCTATGCGGCTGTACTCTGCCGCCTTGGCGTAGACGCTAAACGTAACGACGGTGTTTGCGGCTATGCCGGTGCTAACGCCCAGGATGCGTTGGGCGTCATTGTCGTCCGATACGGACAGCTTAGTGGCTGTGAGTGTGTCGTCGGGTGCTAGGGCTGCGTTGGGTTGGCGCCAGCGGAATTGCGGACCAGAGGATGTTGCGGACTCGGACCAGGCGAAGAGGTTGGTGTCGTTGTAGAGGTTCCGGCGGGGCGGGAAGTTGGCCTCGTCGAGGTAGCGGGCCAGCGTGCGGATGCGCGTAAACTTGGCGCCCTCCAGACCGCTGGGAAGGCTGAGCAGCAGCGCGGTGATGGTGCCGAGGATGTTGCTGCAGCGGATCTTGGGCCGCGGCAGCTGGCCGTTGCCGCTGTACTCAAAGCCGTCCGCCTCGACGGGAAAACGCATGTAGCTGTTGCCGGCCCAGACCAGCTCGCCGTTGGCGTTGAGGCTGGAGCCTGCGTGGAAGCGGTAAGTTTCGGTGATGCCGTGTTGAAGCTGGTTTAGGTCTAGCTCAAACAGCTCGATGATTGCGCTGGGTGCTACGCCTTGGAGTTCGGATATGGGGTAGACGCCTTCGTCCCCGATAGCGTAGTCGGGCGCCCAGTAGCCCGATAAGACGTAAAGGTCTTGTACCGCCATTAGATGCGATACCAGCTTAGGGTAGCGGCCTCATAGATGAATGCTATTTGCGATGTGGGTGTAATGGTAGAGGGGGCACCGTAGCGGGTCTGGCCCGTGTTCGCGCTTAGGGTGAGTGTGGTGACGGTGGAGCGGGTGCATACATGCACGATCTGGCCGTTGGATGGAGCGGCTGGAAGGACGATCGTGAGTGTGGCGATTGTTGCGGTGTGCTTAAGGATTAGTGTGCTGGTTGTGTTTGTGATTGTGATGGAGTCGCCTGTAGCGGGGGTTGCCGTTTGGATGTAGGCGTCGGGTACGGCGTTGCCCAGATTATTGAAGTTGGCGTCTACTTCGGCGTGGGTCAGGGCACTGCCTTTGCCGGCGCGGGTGACGATAGCAGCCATAGGTCGATCCTCGTACAGGCAGTATAGGCTAAAAGTGCGGCGGGCCTAGGGTTCGTAGACTTGCCGGAACGTGGCGCGTATTTGGTTGTTGTTGCAGTTACTAAGTGCGATTTGCCATTCTTCGCACACGTACTTTCCGGCGGTGCCACGGGGCGGTGTCCAGTCAAAGCTCTCGGCACTACCTCGTGCCTCGAAGAAGGCTGCAATGTTATCGCGCTCAGCGTCGGTGCGGTTGGAGAAAACGAGCTGCCACTCCTTAGGGTCGGTGTGTAGGCCGAATCTTATGCGTTGCTCATAGCCATCCCCTGCCTGAAACTTACGCACACGAGGCTTACTTACCTCGGTGGCCTCATAGCTAGGGGTATAGGAAAAGGTCGCCATGGGTACAGCTTAGTGGCTTTGCGGCTTAGCGACTTAGCAGGCCGCCGGGGCGTTTCTGGCGTACCAGCTCGGCCTGGACCGCTTGGGAGATGACGCGGCCTAGTTGTTCGCCTTGGCCGGCGTCGCCCTGGACCGAGGTGCCGTTGGCATCGACGTTGACGGTCACGTTGACCGGGGCGCTGTTGCTGCCGCCCGCGGCCTCGACGCCGAGGCGCCCGCTGGGGAGGCGGCGGAGGGGCATGATCGCCTCGGGGCCGGCTTCGCCCATAAGCCCCAGGCGACCGGCGCCGCCGTTGGCGAACTTGAACATCGTGGGCCTGTCAACCAGGCCGCCCATGGCGAAGGGCACGATGCCATTGGCTGCGAAGGCGTTGCCCATTGCATTCAGCTTGATGCCGCTGAACGCCAGCGGGTTGAATCCAGCCTGCGCACTGCCGAACACCGAAGCCCCCGACACCGGACCAGCGCCACTGAACCCACTGCCGCCGCCGCCGATGGCACCAATCGCCTGCATGATTGTCTTGAGGATCATCTGCTGAATGATCATGCGGGCGGTGTCCTTGAGGATCGAGGCGGCGAACTCGCGGAAGTTGGCGGTGCCTGTCGTGACCAGTGAAACCAGCGCATCCTCAATGCCCTGGAAGGCTTGCTGTCCAAGGCTGGAAATCGCATCACGCATGGTGCCAATTTGCTTGATGTAGCCGTTCAGGCCGTCTTTCAAGCCACCCATGATGTCGCTGTTGTATTGCAACGCGCGGGCGTTTTCCCAGGCCGATTCCGTAGCCTTGTCGATCGCTTCACCCTGGCGGGTCCACTGGTCCGTGATGTCTTGCTGATAGTTCCTGTCAGCAAGTGCGACGTTTGCTTCTGAGATGCGGTTGATGAGAGACTCAAACGGCTTGATGTCAAGCTGGCCGCCAG